TCGTCTGCCTCCATGGCCACTGCGAGGGGTTCAAGACCGGCCAGCTGCGATCGTGGATCTTGGCGCAAGACCCCGGCGCCGAGGTGGGGGTGATCGACCGGGCCGGGATCGCGGCCGTCGGGCAGCGGCTGGGCGCCGCGTTGGGCGTAGAGCTACAAGACGAGGAAATGGCAGGACCCAGCAACCCCCCGAACGCAAACCTTCTCCAGCGCCTGATTTCAGGCCTTGGCGAGGGTTCTATTTTTGATCGCCCACGACGTAACGACGAAATAGAGGATATGGCTGCACTTGTAGTGCAAGATCTTATCCATGTGGCCAGTGAGGATGCTTATTGGTCGATCGAGGCCAAGGGCCTGATCAGCCATCGCACGGTTGATGACCGTTGGACGCCACGCATGGCGCGTGCTGGGCTGCTCACTGGCGAGACACCCACGGGGCGACCTACGCAAACTGCGCCGCACGTCTGGCTACGACATAACCCGAGCGTATTGCGTGCCGCAAAACTCGTGCACAGGTTAGGTGAACCGTTGATTGTCGACGGTGATTTGAACCTTGCCGAGCCTATCCCGGTGTGGGCGGACGTCGAGGGCGATCCCGGTCTCTGGCTCGAGCTGGTTCGCTTTATTTGTGTGGAAGATCAAGAGGTTATAGAAGCTTTCCTTGACTGGTGCGCCTTCGTCATCAGTGCTTGGGACGAGAAGCCGGGCTGGCATATCCTGCTGCGCGGGATACAGGGAACAGGCAAGAACCTCGTGATGCGCCCCGCATTGCACGCTGTTGGTGTGCACGGCAAGGATGTGAACGCCATTGAGATGGGCGGCACGTTCAATACGTTCCTTTCCAAGCGTCTGATCACCGTCGACGAACTTAAGATGACGACGCGCGGCACCGTCACAGGCCATGATGTGTATGCCAATCTGAAGACGTGGACGGCTCGAGGCGCGGACACGCTATCGGTCAACGAAAAATTCAAGAACCCCTACACGGTAGCCAATAGATCGTGCTGGGTAATCACGTCGAACGACAGCACGCCACTACCGCTGGAGGCGTCGGACAGACGCTTCCTCGTGATCGAGACCCCGTCGAGGCCGAAGCCGAAGGCGTGGTACTCAAAATGCGCAAGATGGCTGCACGAGGAGCAGGGCAACGAGATCGTGGCCACGTGGCTGCGCAGGCGGGGGGCGTCCATGTCCGAGGCACGACGCGAGGCGCTGCGCCAGACACCCATGATGACGAAGGCCAAGCTCGACATGATCGAGAGCGCATCCGAGGGCATCGCTGGCGCGGTGCAGCTCGCGATCGCGGGCAAGCACGGCGTGGCTTGGCCTGATCTCATGCGGATCGAAGATGTCGTGGGCAAGCTGCGGCTCGGCGCCAACGGTTTGCTGCCAGATAGTCTTCTCAAGCAGGTGAGCCAGCAACGCGTTATACCGGCTCTGCGAGAGGCGGGGGCCGTGAAGCTGTTCGACGGCGGGCAGATCGAGAGCGGCGGGCGCTCACTGCGCCTGTGGTGTCTGAGAGGCGAGAAGGCGGCGCTGTATGAACAGCTGGGGCGCGGCAAAAAGATGCTCGACAAGTACGACGAGCTAAATGTGAGTGAAATGGCTAAATTTAGGGTAGGCTGACGCCGCATAGCGGAACTAAAAGTGCCAACCTTCAGAGGTCTGAAAAACCTCTGAAGGTGACATAGTTTCAAGCTGGCTAGCGTTATATGCTTGTGTCTATAGTAAATATCTCTATTTCCCTATTGCTGTAGTCAAAACACAAATATAATATATATAAGTAAAGTGTGTTTTAGCCATAGGAATTGGGAAACGTGGAATTGACCCTCGGCGCGCGCATATAATGCACGCGGGCTTGAACTGAGGGCACCTTCAGAGGTGTTTGGAGACCTCTGAAGGTTCATTGAATAGTACGTTTTTTAGGAGGGTTTATGCGCGTGTATGAAAATCCGAAGTATGATCCGTGCTTCAGTAGTCGGCGCCCTGCGCTGGATTACGCGCCTGCTTTGCGCGCGCGCGCGGTTAAGTGCATGGCCGTCCACGCGGCCGAGCAACGCGTCGTGTTTTATGAATGCGACTGGCTTTTGCAAGGTTTTGAACCTGACGATCTCGCCGTGTACGGCTTGCTACGCGCGCTTGAATGGTTGAGCCTTGGGGTGCCGTTGGCCAATTGCAGCACATCATCGGGCTACTTAAAGTTTCTTACGGAAAATGTTGCTTATGACGGTGCGCGTCCGCTCGAGGATTTTCCTCGTTTAGGGTATGGGCAGGGTGTTTACGTGGCCAATGACATAAGCACCTTGGCAGTTTTAGCGTCTGGTGTACGCTGGCGTCCTAATGTGCACGCGCGCGCAGGCGTGACGTTTGCGGCTTCGTTTCCTGCTCGATGCAAGGGAAAGCCAATGGTAAATTGTTTTCCGCGTTGTCTTCATAACCTTGTCGAGGCGGCATGATCGAAGTCACACCAAAATATCTCGACCAGCAGCTCACCCAGCTGGACATGCAGAACGTCGAGCTCGCGCGCATCGCTGATGTGGCGCCTGCCAGCGTGCAGCGCTGGCTGAACGGCTCGAGCCCGGTGCCGCGATCGATCATCGTGATGCTGCAGCTCATGATCCACATCAAGGCGGGTCACGATCTCACGCAGCCGGGCAAGATCTCGATGATCTGGGCCGAGCCGCCACCGCTGCAGAACCTCGTGTCGAGGAAATAATGCTGCGGCCACGGCGACATCCACCGCTTCAGAAAGTGCACAAACATTCGGATGTTTTTGCGCTCGTCATCGATATCCTGATCGCCGTCGGCAGCATTGCGTTTGCAGGCGCCCTCGTGTTGTTGCTGGCTTGGAACAGTTGATGCTACAAATTGTGTAGCAGGTGATCGATGGCAAAGAAGGTTAAATTCACTGATCAAGAGCTTGTTTTCATTTCGGCCTATATTGAACGGCCGAACGCTACGCGCGCCGCGATCAAGGCAAAATATAGCGAAGCGAGTGCGCATACGCTTGGATGGCGTTTGTTGCAACGGGTTGATATCGCTGATGAAATCCACGCCCGCTTGAAACGGATCACTGGCAAGTACGACGTCAGCGCCGACTGGATCATCAGCGAGATGGCCAAGCTCGCGCGGTCGAACATGGCCGACTACACATCGATTACTGATGACGGTGAGATCGTAACGGACTTCACGGGTGTTGATCGAGACCAGATGGCGGCAATCGGCGAGGTGACGACTGAAGTGTATCTTGAGGGTCGCGGCGAGAATGCACAGCGCGTCAAGAAAACAAAATTCAAGTTGAGCGACAAACTGGGCGCACTGATGGGCCTCGCCAAGATCATGAATATCGGCCACGCAAACCGCACCGAGCTCACGGGCGCCGCCGGCGCGCCTGTCGCGATCGCGCACACCATCGACATCAAGCAACTGCCCGCCGAGGATCGCGAGAAATTAAAATCGGTGCTGCTGAGTGTGAAGGCTCGCGGCAACGGACAGGTCACAGACGTCGAGCCTGTTGACGAAGAGGACACTTGACAACACCGGCCCACCTACTGTTAGGTGTGCGTATTCCAAAGGCATCCGTTGTTCAACGGGGCCTGCGCCAGTGGACTGCGGACAGGTCAACATCCTCCTAGAGGTGAACCACCGCCCACTGGCGCACTACATTGAGGAGGATGTGATGGCCGATCAACAGAGTGAACATGACTATCATCGCAAGAAGGCTGACGAACTCGACGCCAAGGTGGCCGAGTACCTCGAGCAGTTGACCAAGGTCGCGACACTAGACGACCTGCTGCAGGGCGTGCGTGACGCAGCCGGATGGGCTCTCGTGGCGCACAAGACCGACGTTGAGCGTCGGCATCGTCATGGCTAAAGCACTCGAACCCAAGCCCAAGAAAGAGATCCGTTACGATACGGACATCATGGGCCAGCACACGCTGCCCGAGGCGCGCATCGAGGCGAGCCGCATCGACACGACCAAGTCGCGCATCGTGCGGGCGCTGCGCCCGTTCTTCGTCGTCGCTGACGGGCAGAAGTGCCCGTGCTGCGGCGGCACTGCCAAGTTGGAGTTCGAATGAACCTCAAAGGCATGCTCTATCGCCTGCGTCTGGCGAACTACAACCAGCTGCTCGACATCGCCGGGCGTCTCGGCAAGTGGGCGCTGCTCAACAAGCTCGACCTGATGGGCTACCCGCAGCGCGATCGCGTCGGCGCCCTGCTCGACCGCGAGATCGCGGCGATCGCGCCCAGCGTCGAGGCATACCTCACGCACCAGCGCACCGAGATCGAGATCCTGAGCGCGCGCCTGTCGCGTCGCTACGATCCCGGCGCTGCGCTGAACGAGGCCACCGAGCGCGCGATCAGGGCCAAGAAGACGGCCTTGACAGCTAATCTTACTCCCGGGCGAACTGTCGTGCTGTCTGAGCTTGACGGCCGCGTGAACGAACGCATGGCCGAGGGCCGCGATCTGCGCGTGCTCGCCGAGGAGCTGAAGGCGAAGTACGGTGACAAGCCAGAGGTCGAGGACTTCTGGACGCGAGAGGCCGCACGCCAGCGCGAGGCACGCACCCTCAACCCCGAACCGGTGCAGGAACTGACCAAGACGCAGAAGGCCGCGCTCGAATACCAGAAAAGCGCCGTGCAGAGGACGATCGCAAACTCATGATCAACAAGCTCATCATACCCGAGGGCACCAAGATCACGCTGGACATGCCGCCAGTCGGCGATCTCACGCTGGATGACGCCAAGGGTCGCATGATCTACGCGCCGCAACCCAGCATCACGCCGTATGAGGTGGCGCTGATCATGCGCCTGTTCTTCCGCATGACGCTCGGCGGCCCGAACGGCCAGACGCCCGACTGGCGCGCATTC